TGAATATAAACTACTTATTCACATCTTTTAAAGGTAATGTGAATAGTCTGTAGCTCCTTACACACCGACATTCTAAGAGATTGATGTATAAGATAAATTAATACTACTATGTAGGTAGGGGGTGGGGTCAAATGTCTAGTGTGGGTGGAGAGTATACTACCTTTGTAAGAAGTTTTAAAAATCTCTCAATGCTTTCAATTATGCATTGGTACAAAATTATGTTTTTTCTGAGATGCTTTCTATAAAAAATATTATTATGTGTAGACTATTCCAGAGGAATAGTCATATTGGTTTAAGGGTCGGAAGCTAATGCATATATAGACTATTGTATAGAAGACCAAAAAGTAAATAAAGAGTATGTTATGATGCTGTTTACACATGTATGTATAGGAGACCACAATGGTTTATAAGACACAGAGTTATAGAGAGTATTATGATGAAGAGAGTATATCTATGGCCAAGACTGAGCTTGGGGGTAAAGAGTATAGACTATATAAACTAATGAGAAAAACACACAACTTTACTAATCCAACTTATAATATCTATGCTAAATTATTAAACGTTTCTGTTAGTACCATAAAGAGAAGAGCTAAAGTCCTTGTAGATAAAAACTTTTTATTTATGCAGAAACTTACCAGAAAGGATGGCGGTACTAAATATGACTACTACTTAGGTAGACAACTTGTTACTGCTATATTATCGCCTAGTGATAAGCAAGTAGAGATTAGAGAGATGCTGAATTCACATAGAGCATATATAAAAGCTGTAAGATAATATGATATAATTCTATGTCGAACAAATCACTGAAGACAGAGGTGATGTATGGAAACACGATATGCTCATAAAAAGTGATTAAAGAGTAGGTGATTTGTTCTATCGAGAGTTCGCCAAGTGGTAAGGCATCTGATTTTGGGTCAGACATACATAGGTTCGAGTCCTATACTCTCCGCCAAATGACTCTATGATGAAAGTGGTATACATGACGGACTTAAAATTCGTTGCTCCTAGAGCTTGCAGGTTCAACTCCTGCTAGGGTCACCAATTAAAAACTCCCTCCTTACTTGACAACAATAATCTTTTCAGTATATAATGTGGTATTAAGATTAAAGGATTCATATGTTTACAGACAATCCCAAAGGCTATGCAGAAGCACTGAATTATCTAGTTAGTATAGATAGATATTCTGATTTTATAGAGAATAAAGAATTAGATAATCCCAAGTTGTTAGTACCATTTGCCAATGAAGTTCTTAAACAGAATAAGCCTTCTTATTTAAAATCCCTATACGAGAAGAAATAATGTTTGCCACAGGAACAGAAGTAGATAATCAGGAGCTAATGAAACAGCTCAAGATAAATACAAAGAAAGACTTTACGGTAGAAGCTTCAGAGCTTATAGAGAAAGTAATACTGGATGAAGACTTTGATAGTGACCAATTTAAAGAGAGTCTAATTACTTTCTCAGATGTGCTTAGGTCTAACAAGAGTACCTGTGCAATAGACTATATTAAAGCAGTACAGTTCTGTTCTCACATGAGTACAGGAGCTACACAAGTAGGTGCTTACAGAAAAACATTCCCAGACAGAGTAGCAAGAAAGAGATGTGTTGGAACAGTAAATGCTAGTGCCAGTATCTATCACAAGACACAATTAGTACAAGGTATTCTGAATCTGGCTCAAATACCAGTACATCTTATCTTCATGGCTGAGAGACACAAGGCTATACATAAGTTAGTTTCTCTAATGGAGAATGTAGATGCTACTCACAGAATACAGATGGAGTCAGCAGATAAAATACTTAATCATATTAAACCACCTGAAGACTCTAAATTGACACTGGATATAAATGTTAAGAATGATGCAATAGAAAACCTTGAGCTTACTATTAACAGGTTAGCAGAGCAACAAGTAGATATGATTAAGAAAGGTATGCATACAGCACATGATATAGTAGAAGCTGAAATAGAGACCGGTGAATAATTATGGATACAGATGCATATAAAGCTAAAATAGCAGCAATGAAAGATAATATTAGAATATCTACAGATGATATAGTATTTGTATGGGATAAAGAAGGAAACAATATAATACAGATTGTATTTCCAACTATTCCAGATACAGCAATGTTTGATTATGCTAAAACGTATAATGCAACAATTATATTTACTCCTACAAGAAGGATGGTAGATGAAAGTTGATGAATATTTAAACTCAGTGGATTACTCCTATCCAGATTATGTACCTAGTAAGGCAGCAGTAAAGTTTATCTCCTTTATTAAGTTAGTGAATCAAGATAAAGGTGGAGAAGAAAATAGAAGTCCTGTAGTACATATGAAGATGTTGGATGCAATGTTCACAGCCAATAAGAGAACTGCTATTATGTGTCATAGGGGTATTGCAAAGACAACATTATTTGCAGAATATTTGTTTCCATATATAGCTGTATTTGGTAAACTAGATAATTTTGGTGAAGTAGACCTAGCAATATATGTTTCTGATAGTATTGAGAATGGTGTAAAGAATCTTCGTAAGAATATAGAGCACAGATATTATAATTCTGAGTTCCTAATGTCTCACTTTAAAATAAAGTTTACAGATACTAGATTAGAATTTATAAATAATAATGGTAAAAGATTTATTGTAAAGATGTATGGAGCTAAGACAGGAGTTCGTGGAGCTAAAGAACTAGGTAAGAGACCCCAACTAGCAATACTGGATGACTTAGTATCTGATGATGATGCTCGTTCTCCTACGGTAATAGCTAGTATTGAGAACACTGTTCATAAAGCTGTATCTAAAGCAATGCACCCAGCCAGAAGTAAAACGGTATGGTTAGGAACTCCATTTAATGAATCAGACCCTCTATATAAAGCAGTTGAATCAGGAGCTTGGAAAGTAGCAGTGTATCCAGTAGCAGAAGAGTTTAATGCTCACACCACAGAGGAGACTTTCGTCTCCTCATGGTGTGACAGATTTACTTATGAGTATGTAAAAGATGAATATGATTCAGCAGATAAACAAGGTAAGCTAGATGGATTCTATCAGGAGTTAATGTTACGAATTGTATCAGATGAAGAAAGAATTGTAAAAGATGATGATATAGTGAAATATCAGTTTATGGATATAAAAGATAAACTAGATATATTAAATACATATATAACTACTGACTTTGCTACCTCAGAGAGAAAAGCCTCTGACCCTAGTGCTATTAGTGTATGGGGAGTAAATAACAATAATGACAATCTCTGGCTAGATGGAATTAATAGCAGACAACTTATGAATAAGAATATAGACCAATTGTTTGAGTTTGTTCAGATATATAAACCTATGGCTGTTGGAGTTGAGGTATCTGGTCAACAAGGTGGTTTTATCCCTTGGATTAAAAAAGAAATGATTGCTAGAAATATATATTTTAATATAATAGAAGTAAGACCTACTAAAAGTAAACTAGAAAGATTTATTAAATTCCAACCTAGAATGAGAATGAAAAAAGTTTGGTATCCAACTGACCATAGAAAAGAGATAGTAGATGAGCATAGAGCACAATTAAGGTCTATTACCATGAACGGTATAAAGTCTAAATGTGATGACTGTATTGATACAGTTACTATGTTGTCTGAGATGAAGACTATAGCCCCATCAACTGAAATAGAGGCTAAATTTAATTCTCAATTAGAGAGATGGGAACTTTCCAGTGAACCTGAAGAAAGTACTAATTCATATATTATAAATTAAATATGTTATAATTCTTGAAAAGGATTGTCAATGACTGCTCAGAATATGGTAGACAATGTTGCTAGACAACTGGTTAATCTAAAAATAGGTGATACTGCTGTTCAGGCTAATGAAGACTCTCTTCTTCGTTTTCTAAATATAGCTAAGAATAAAATAGCTATAGATACCTTGACATGGTTGAGTGGAGAAACTGTTTCAATGACTACAGAAAATGAATATACTCTAGCTTCAGTTCCTATTCAAATTATAGACATGTATGATGAAGCACAAAACATAAGACCTAGAAATAGTGCAGATAGATTGGGTTACTATCAACTATCTCCTAAAGTTATTTATGTAAATAATCCTGAAGAGGATGTTGATTTAAAACTGAACTACTATTATACTCCCACTGACTATGTTATTACTGATACACTAGATATTCCTCCTTCATTAGAATTGGCTACAGAATACTTTATAAAGCATATGGCTTATGATATATACAAAACAGAAAAAGAACAGATTCTAAAAGATAAAGCATTAGAAGATTATGAGAAAGAGAAGAATATCTATTTATCTAAAACAGATAATGGTAATGTAGATACTATTGTTGATGTAAACCCAATTAAGCAAAAAGGATTAGTATAATGGGATTTAATAATATAAATGACCCGTCAGATGGAGAGATTTTAATACCACCTAACGTACAATATGTAATAGGCATAGATGAATTAGTTATAGTACATTTACCAGCAGGAAGCAATCCAACTGCTACGTGGACAGAATTAACAAATACACTTACTATGTATATGGCTTTAAGTGATGTTTCTAATCCAGAAGAAGTTTTAATTGTTGGAGAGAACATAGATGATGTTGTCACCGTAGCAAACAATATAGATGATGTAATTATAGTTGCCACTAATATTGGTGACTTAGTTATCATAGTAGCTAATCTAACAAATATAAATATTGTAGCTGCTAATGACGCAAATATTACTATTGTTGCTGATATAAATGCTGATATAACTACTCTTGCTGGTATCGAAGCCAATATAGTTACTGTTGCTGGTATAAGCTCAGATGTTACTACAGTTGCTGGTATAAGCACTGATGTAACTGCTGTAGCTGCTATAGAATCTGATGTTACAATAGCTGCTGCTAATGTAGCTGATATAACTAACTTTGCTGATGTATATCAAGGTGGTAAAGCTTCAGACCCAGCAACTAGAAATGACAGTTCAGCCTTGCAGACAGGAGATATGTATTTCAATACAACTGATGATGAAATGAAAGTATATACCACTACATTAACTTGGATTGGAACAGTTACTCCATCAACAGACACTCCAACAAAAACAGGTAATACAACAGGAACAGAAACAACAATCTTAGTAGTTACTGTTACAAACTGGAACGCAGTACAAACCTTAACTATTTCGGTAGAAGAAGGAAGTTATATAGATAATGAAGATGGAACAATAAGTTGGACTCTTCCCGTATATACAGGTGGTGATGATAGCCATAATATGAGTATACAAGCAACTGAACCGTCTCATGTGATATCTGAAATTGCAACTCATACAGTAACGGTTTTAGAAGCAGTAGGTGGAACAGACCAAACAATTTTGTTTGAAAATGGAACAATGACAGCTACAGAGTTTCCAGCTACAGGAAATATTGACCTTTCAGGAAATACAATTTTAGCAGATGCTGATGTGGCAAGTGCGACTTCATATAAGGTAGAACAAGATGGCGGTGATACTGATTTCATTAATGCCACTCCAACAGTAGACAATACAGCAATTAATTATACTGTTAGTGCAGGAGCAACAACATCAAATGTTACAATTACAGGGGCAGCTACTTTTGTAACAGGTGATATATTGCTTATGAACAAAACAGAAACTACAGCACTAGATGAAATAGACACAACTTCAATAACTACAGACAACGGAGGAGATAGTTACACTTTTGATATTTCAGGACTATCTTTTACCAATGCTCCTTTGATTGTTGCTAAAGACACAGCTCATGTAACTACATCTTTAGTATCCACAGGATTGTCAGATGATTTTGAAACTAGAACTGTTCAGTCTCATACAGCAGATAAAAATGGAGCATTAACTGATATAATAAGCTCAACAGACCCCTTTGGTGGTGGAGAACTGTTAAGTAAATATCCATTAGATGCCAACGGAACAGATATTGTTAGTGCAGTAAATGGTACTGTTACTGGTGGTAGTTTTGTTTCTGCTGAGTTTGGAAACGGTTTTAGAAGAAGCAGTGCAGCTCACAAGATTGTTGTAGCAGCAAATCCATTAGAAGGAATTTCTTTAGCTAGTATGTCTTTTTGGTTAAAAATGGAAGCAACAACAGCAAGAACAGATATTATGCAAATGAGTGATGCTGATGGTGATACATCAATATATGCTACCATAACTGATGGTGGAAATGATAAGTTTAATCTATTAACACAAGGGGTGTCGTTGTCCTCAGGTAATTTTACAGATAATAACCTCCATCATGTAATCTTAGAAAATCAAGCAAGTGGAAACCTTAAAGTTTTTGTTGATTTAGTTGAAAAAACTGGTGCAGCATATGGAACAACTACACCAAAAATAGCTACAGGATTGTCGGCAGGAGGGGTAGATAGACTTATTGGAGACGCAGGAGATGATAGTTTTACAGATACTTATGTTACAGACCATATAGAATTTTATGATGGAACATTATCATCAGAACAAAAGCAAAATTTATTCGACCAATTTATTCCAGACCCAGCAACATTAATTACTGATGTATTTGATACCGATACAAGAGTTGGAAGAGACTTTAAAGTAGATGTTGATTTAGCAGATGATGAAGATGAAGTAACTAGAATATCAATTCCAATAGAAAAATTAGCATAAGGAATATAAAATGCCTATAAAAGAAATAATTGAAGTCAATGGTGCTTTGAGAACGAAAAGAAAGATATTTGAACACGCAGAAATTAAAGATGTTTCTGCTGAAAGAAAAGAAGAAATAGTATCTACTGTTCTCAAAGAAGAAGACCAAATAAATTTACTTGCTGTGATAGTTGAACAAATAGGTGACAGTATCGGATTAGATACTCCTGAATACAATTATGCTAAAGTAGAATTTGCTAAGATTAAAACAATATTAGGAACTTAATATGGACAAGAAAAAAGATTGGTGTACTAGCTTTCCAGAATATTGGTATCAATGGTATCTGGGTAGATTTTATGTACCTATGTGGAGAAAAATCTATATAGGTCATTGTTGTGAAAAGCACGATGATGATTGTAAAACAAAAGTATTTATAAAATGTTTGCGAAAACATAATGTAGTAGGTAGATACGCAATTACTGCTGTAGCTGCCTCAGCTTGTTTTGCCAGATACGGAAAGGTTTAATATGAGAAGAGCAGAAATAACATTACTTACTATTTTGTATGTAGTTATTACAGCAGTTGCAAGTATGTATATAGAAAAAGAATATGCAGTAACTGTAATTATAAATAATTCGATAGATAATAATATCACAATAGCTAGGGATAGATAATGGATGATGACCTAAAGAAATTAGTATTACAGAATGATGCTATACTTAGAACTGTTGTGACAACTATGGAGCACTTAGCTGGTGCAAACGATATGACAAATACAAAACTAGATAAAGTCGTTGATGCATTAAATTCTCAGAATATTTTGATTGAAAAGTTTAATAATTTAGAAAGAGAATTACAAGAGTCTTTTATGAGAGTGCATAAAAAGATTGAAGCAATAGAGCATGTCCAAGCAACGGATGGCTGCACTCCGTTAAAGCTTGGAAACAAAGATGTTAAGTCTTTGGAGAAAAGAGTATCTAAAGCAGAGAACGAAAAGACTTGGTTTATAAGAATAATTCTAACATTTATTATAATTGGTATATTAGGTTCTATAATTACATTTATATAAAGGAATATTATGATTAAAGCAGTAATACATTGTAGTCTCTCTCCACAAGGTAGAGGAGATAATGCTGAAACTATTCATAAATGGCATATAAACCCACCTCACAATTATGATGGTATAGGTTATCATTATGTCATTTTAGAAGATGGTACTATAGAGAATGGTAGACCAGAGTATTGGTCTGGTGCTCATGCTTATCCACAAAACAAAGCTATTGGTATATGTCTTATAGGTATAGATGAGTTTACTCATGCTCAGTTTATCAGTTTAGAAAAGATTATAAAAGAACACAACTGGAAAGCAGAAGAAGTAGTAGGACACTATAAAGTAAATACAAATAAAACTTGTCCTAACTTTTCGGTAGAAACTTTCTTGGTAAGTATAGGAGTGTAGAATGGCATTTAGAAAGCAGAAGTGGAAAATAGCATTAGCACAAGCTAATAATACTGTCTCTGGAATATCAGCTAAGTTTGCCAATGCTATGACCTCTCTTGGCATTACATTTACTGGAGACTCTGTAACGGGTAATGAAACCACAGATAGAATAACTGTATTAGAACCTATAGTTCAGAATGTTACAGCTAATGCAACTATATCTTTAGGTAATTACTTGATTGCAGCGAATGCTACTATTGCTGACCTTACAGTCACAATACCAACTGCTGTAGACAATAGTGGATATAAATATACTGTAGTAAAAACAGATAGTTCAGCTAATGTAGTTACCATAGATAGTGTTTCGCTTTTAGCTGGGGAAACAGATATAGACTTGTTACATGAACAAGAAAGTTTAACTTTCTTTTCAGACGGAACAGAATGGATGGTAAAATAAGATGAGCATTTTAAGAGAAACATATTCGTATATAAGAGGAACTGCTGGAGAGTTAATCTCTTCGTTTAGTAATGCACTAAGTGTAAGTGTTAATGATGGTGCTGGAAATCCAATAGGTTCGACTTCAGATGCTTTAGATGTAAATATAAACAATGATGTAAATATCAGGATATTTGATAGCGATGGAAATCCAATATCTTCTAGCAGAGGAGCTATTGATACTCATGATGCTCATGTCCATCATGAGATAATAAACAAAGAGTTTAACAGACACACAGCAACTACTACAACATTGGCAGTCGCAACAGTAGGAGATGGAACAGAGTACCAAATAGAAGTAGTAGATGCCTCTAGTTTCTCGGCAGGAGATAATATTCATGTTGGAAATGGAGAACATGAAATAACCCATCCTAAGATAATATCAATAGCAACAAACGTAATTACACTAGACCGTCGTTTAGATTTAGCTCATTCCATAGGAACATCAATAATAAAAGCAGTTCTTGATATAAGGTCATTAGCAGGAACATTAGTCTCTCCTGTTGAGTATTGGGTAGCTCCTCCTGAGGGGGAAGTTTGGCATTTAATGAGGATTTTATTTTCAATGTCTCACGGAACAGCAGGGGATTTAGGAAAATTTGGCGGGATAGCAGCTCTTACCAATGGCTTGTTTATGAGAGCAAAAACAAGTGGAAGTTTTGGTACTGTTACTAATTGGAAGACAAATGAAAATATAAAAACAGACATGTTTGACTTAGCTTTTGATACAAGAAGTGGAGGAGGCGGAGCTTATGGTACATCATGCAGAGGAACTTTTTTTAAAACAGGTGCGATTGTTCGCTTAGATGGCGATGAGGGGGATAGATTGAGTATTTTCATTCAAGATGACTTAACAGGGCTTGATTCTTTCACCATGAAAGCTCAAGGTCATATTGAAGGACAGTAAAATAAAAAGGAATTAAAAATGGACACAGAACAAACACTAGGTAGCTTCTCAACAGATGTAGCAGCTAATTATGATGCACTATTTACAAAGATAGGTGCTACACTTACAGCAGAGTTTGATGCTGATAGATTAACTGGAGATGTATATGGCACTGTAATGGCTCAAGCTATTCAGTCAACCATAGCTGGTGCTATAGAAATGTCTAAGCAAGAAGTATTGTTAGATGAGCAAGAAGAGTTACTTCAAGCACAGATAGCTAAGACTGTAGCTGACACATCTTTTACAGCCACTCAAGAGGCAGAGTTAATTGCATCTGTTGGTTATAATAATAAGATAAAGGCACTAGATTCTATGGGTGATATGATTGGTACTATGGGAGCTGGTAGTTTAACTATTAGTGAAGATATGTGGTCATTTTATTTCTCAATGATTAGAGAACTTGTATCAACTCGTAAAGATTGGATAAATGGCTGGGATGCTAATGCTAATACACCAGATGTCTCTGCTACTACACCTACTACTGGTGACTTCTATACAGTAACAACTGCTGGTACAACATCTCTTGATGGTATAGCAAACTGGATTATTGGCGACATAGCTTACTTCGATGGGTTTGCTTGGAGAAAAGATTTATCATCTCCACCTGATACTAGTATCGACAAGTTGACATAATGATAGTTACCAAGAGATACTTAACCGGTTCTAATCATATCAAATTATATAAGTATCTTCTTGGTGTCGAAGCAACTGAATTGCCTAACCTAAATGACTTTCTTGCTATATGTAGGAAAGGTCATGTATTGTTATCTAAGATGGATGATGGAATTATTATAGGTGGTTCACTTACCTATGAAACTAAAGACAGATACTTTGTAGCTCATTGTCATATAGATAAAATATTTAGAAATACTAAAGTATTTGTTTCTTACTATGCAAAGATACAAACTTGGACTCAAAAGAGTGATAAACCTGTCTACACCAAGTTAAAAGATTTAACTGGTGTTGAGAAGCTTATGACTAAAGTACATGGTAATATATATGAGATTGACAAGGAGAAAAAACTGTGGGAGGTGTAGTAGATGCAGTCAGCGATATTATCGAAACAGTCGTTGATATCGTAGAAGGTGGATTCGATATTGTTGAAGATATAGTAAAAGGAACAATTGTTTTAGCTGAAGGTGCTTTAGAGGGAGACATGGATGCCATACTTGCTATAGGAGTTATGGCTGCTGGAGGATACTTTGCTTATGCTGGGTATGCTGGTGTTGCTACTTCTCAAACATCTCTTTGGTTGTCAAAACTTTCTGTTATCTCTTGGGAATATAGTACCCTAAGTACACTTCGTAATATTGGTGTTTTATCACAACAAGATTTTACTCAAGCAAGAAGACACTTAGAGCAAATGGAGTCATCAGCTATGAGTGCAAGTCTAGCCCTATCTTTCTCTAGCAATAAAAACAAATGGTTGGCTGGAGGAGATTTATATAATGAGATTTATGCTGGTGGAGACTTGTTTAATATTACAGGAAGTAGAAACCAACATAGAATGTTTGGTAGACCAGATGCTAATTCAGATGCTAGGTTGAGTCGTACACTTGGAAACACACATGATTATCACAGAAGAACATCCGCACATAAAATAGGTACTGAAAATTTCAGTGTATTTTTGTTTGGCTCTAAATAATGATATAATTTTGAAAAGGAAACCATATGACTAATGAAGAAGCCCTTAAAATAATCCTAAGTGATATAAAGCAATCTAAAGATGCTAAGAAAGATATTGATGCAAAGATAGACACTTGGATTAAAGAGTATCAAGGTGAGGCATATGGCAATGAGAGAGAAGGTTATTCTAAACTTGTAGTTAAAGATATAAAGAAAGCTGTAGAGTGGTTTATTCCTAATGCAGTAGAACCTTTTGTTAAGTCTCCCAGAATTGTAGCGTTAGAAGGTATCACTGCTGAAGACGTAGAGAGAGCAAAGATGCATGAGAGATTAATTAATCATCAATTTGTTCGTAAATTTGATAGATATGCATTCATCCACGATATGATGAAAGTCTCTGGAACTGAAGGTACTACAAATATAAGATGTGGATGGAAACTTGAAGAAGAAGTTAAAACTAAAACATTTGAAGGATTAGTAGAAGAAGAACTTCGTGCAATAGAAGACGAAGGTATGGAAATCACTGAACTTAAAAATGTTAATGGTAAATACGATGTTACAGTAGAAAATAGAATTGCTACAAAGAATGACCCAGATGCTAAAGTATTAAAGAATGAAGACTTCTTTCCTGACCCATCTGCCACATGTATAGAAGACTCTAGGTTTGGTGCTGAAAGATTTCCTTCAACTATAGGTGAACTAAGAGCTAGTAATAACTATACAGAGGCAGAACTATTAGAGATTGATTTATCTCTTGAGAAAACAGATTCAGAGTTAGGTTCTCAAAGAGAGCAGCGTAGAAAAGAAATGGGCGGAGGTGACCACGAATCACTCGCTGAAGCAGCCAAGAAAGTTACTGTATACGAATACTTTGGATGGCTTGACTTAGATGATGATGGTATAGAAGAACCTATCATGGCTACTATTATAAACGATAAACTTCTTCAGATTACAGATAATCCATATCCAGATAAAGAACTTCCTTATGTATCTATTCCTTTCTCTAAAACACCTTTTTCATTTTGGGGAGAACCTTTAGCAGAGTTCCTATCAGATAATCAAAAGATTAGAACATCTATTATGCGTGGTGTTATTGATAATATAGCTCGTTCTAACAATGGTAAGAAGTTTATTAAGAAAGGTTCATTAGATGCTGTGAACAAACGTAGATATGAAAACAACCTTGATGGTCTTATAGAGTACAATGGAGAAGCTGCTGAAATATTTGATGGTGAATACAATCAGATAGCTCCTAGTGTATTTAATCTATATGAAGTAATTCAACAAGAATCTGAAGGATTATCTGGTATCAACAGAACTATGCAGGGTACTGACAGTAGAGGTATCAATGATTCTGCTACTGGTGCAGCTATTCAGCAAGATATGTCTCAGAAGAGAATGATGGATGTTATCCGTAGACATGCAGATGGATTAGAGAAGGTATTTAGAAAGTGGATTTCTTATAATAAAGAGTTCTTGACAGATGAAGAAGTTATGAGAATCAACGGAGAGTTTATTCCATTTACCAGAGATGACATTAGTGGTGAGTTTGACATTAATATAACTGTTGGTACTGATGGAGTTGCTGAAGCCAAAGTAAATCAAATTAGTATGTTGATGCAACAAGTCGGTAAGTTATCTGATGTTGCTACTATACCAGATAGGTTCTTCAATAAAATGTTAGCTAAGCTAGCAGATGAATGGGGATATGTAGATATAGCACAAGACTTAGAAACTGCTGAAGCACCTCAACCGTCACAAGAACAAATAGAAGCTCAACAATTACAGATAGAAGAGCTACAAGCTAAGATAGATGAGATTGTTAGTAAGACTCAACTCAATGAAGCTAAGGCTGTAGAAGCAGGTTCTAATGCTAATGAGACTAATCTTAATAATAAGATGACAGCTCTTGGTGTTACCAATGATAAGCAAGAGGCTAAAAAATAGTTATGATATAATTCTTTTATGGCATCTTGCTCTTGAGCGTGTAAGTCCGTAAAATTAAATTAAGGAACAAGTGCATGAACACTCCTGTAGAAGTCCAAGCTGATTTACAAGTCGCAGCAGACATTAAACTAGGCGAAGCATTAGTTAGACTAGAAAAAAATAAAGATTTCAAGTTAGTCATTAGAGAGTTATTTCTTGATGGCGGTTCTGTGAATCTGGCTAAGAATATTAATGTTGTTAAGAACCAAGATGAAGTAATTGAACAAATACGTTCAAGAGGTTATCTCTATAGATTCCTTATGGAATTAGAGGCAAACCATTTAGATGCTATGAATGAGTTAGTATCTATGCAACAAGAGCAAGGAGAAGACTAGATGGAAAAAGAACAATCTGATGAGCAATCATATGACGAACTCTATAACCAAGGTTTTGATGAACAGAATACTGAAGTAAAAGCTCACGAAGAAAAAGAAGAGGTTATCGAAGAGGATAACATTGAAGAAGATATTGATACTTCAAAAGAGCAACCAACTGAAGAAGAAGAATCAGAGGAAAAGAAAGAATCTAAAGAAGAGTCTGAAGAAGACGAATCTAAAGAGGAAGATACTACTGAGGAAAAAGATTCGGACTCTGTTGAAGAGGAAATATATACCATTACTATAGGTGGGCAAGAAGTAAACTTAACTATTGATGAGATGAAAATATTTGCACAGAAGGGCGGAGATTACACACGTAAGACTCAAGACTTAGCTAAGAATCGTGCAGATGTTGAACTTATGATTGAGAAAGGTTTATCTCGTGAAGACCTAGTAATGATAGCAGACATCAAGTCTGGAAACAAGGAAGCCTTTGCTGTATTGGCAAAACAAGCTGGAATTGACCCAGTTGAAGTCGAAGAAGATTCAACATATAAGCCAGAGGTTGTTAATCACAACTATGAACTTAATGATATCATTTCTGATATAAGAAATGATAGTGTCAATGGTAATACTATTGATAACTGGGTAGCTGCATTACCTAACAGTGCTAGAAGTTCTTTTGCTGATAATCCAGCAATATTAAAAGGACTTCATATAGACACTGTAAATGGTGTTAGTAAAGAGATTATGCCAGAGGTTATAAAACAACTGGCTATGAATCCTAATGCTGACTTTGTGCAAGTTTACCAAAGCGTAGGACAAGCGTATGTGAACCGTAAAGCAGAGACTAAAGAGAAAGAGATTAAAACTGTTTCTAAAAAGCCTGAAGCTAAACGTGAAACTAAACAAAGAGCTAATATATCCAAGACTAAAACAACACATCTTAAAGACCATCAAGACATATGGGAAGATGATGAATTGTATGAATCTATGAAGAAAAAATTAGCTGATATGAAGTGAGGATAAGATGAAGAAATTTTTAATTGCGTGTATCGCATTAATGACAATCGGTGGTTCTATATATGCTGCTGAATCTGTTGGGAAAATCGTAGGAGAAGCTACTGCTACTGAAGTAGAGCTAGGGTATACACCAACCTATATTAAGGTTGTTAATGAAACTGACAATCTTACATATGAGTATTTTGTTGGGATTGATGCTAATAAAACAATATTAACAACTGGTTCAACTGGTGTAATTAGTTATGATACAGCTACACTTTTTGTATCAGTAGGTGCTGTTACAGATGATGATGGCAGTAAATTCTTTGGTTTTAGCGTTGACTCAGATGCGTCTGACGTTATTTATTATGAAGCAAGAAAATAAGGATAAATTATGAGTAATACTACTTTAACACAACTTCCTGCTAATATACAGGGGTTTTATGATAGAAAGTTGCTAGAAAGAGCTGAGGCTTTACTAGTTCACGATATGTATGGACAAGAGAGAGGTCTTCCAAAGAAGAATGGTACTCGTACTAACTTCCGTAGATTCTCGAATCTTGCAGTTGCTACAACTCCGTTGACTGAGGGTATTACTCCTTCTGGTTCACAACTTGCTGTTACTGACATCAATGCTACAGTACAACAATATGGTGACTATGTAACACTTACTGATATGGTAGATGTTCATGGATTAGACAATACTGTTTCTGAAGCAACAGATATTCTAGGTTATCAAATGGGCCAAACTATTGATGAAGTTATCCGTGATGCAGTTGTTCCTAACTTAGCAAACAATATTTATATTGCTGCTAGTGAAGCTGCTACTGTTGCTGGTAATATTTGTACACCTACCGCTGTTAAGGCAGCTATTCTTCAGTTGAAGAATCAAAATGCTATGAAGTTTACTGGTATGGTTAATGCTACTGATGGTGTTGGAACTTCTGCTATTAGAGCTTCATTCTGGGGTATTATACATCCAGATGTTACTTATGACATGGAAGATGTTACTGGATGGATTTCTGCTGAAAACTATGCTTCTACTAAAACTCTTAAAGAGGGTGAAGTTGGTAATGTAAAAGAAGTTCGTTTCATTGAGACAACTCAAGCATATATCAATGTTGATGGTGGAGATACTAATGTTGATACTTACCATACAGCTATTTTTGCTGAAAATGCATATGGTGTTGTAAAGGTTCGTGGTAAAGGTAACGCAGGAGTTATAGTTAAACCTCTTGGTTCATCTGGTACTGCTGACCCATTAAACCAAAGAAGTACAGTTGGTTGGAAAGTAACTACTGTTGCTAAGATTCTTAATGATGCATATGCCGTATCTATTGTTTCTAGCTCAAGTCAGGGAGATAACTAGTATTTAATACTGGTGTCCTGCTAGAATCACCTTTGGGTGATTCTGTGCAGCATACTAAACATATGCTATAATTTTAAAAAGAGAAGGAAGAAAAATGTCAGTTGAAAACAACCAAGATGTTAATATCGAAGATGTAAAAAAGGTAGATGAGCTAAGTGAACTAAAGGAATATGCTAGAGACTTAGGATTAACAGTCCATCCTAAAGTTGGTCTTAAAAAACTTACTGAGCAAATAGAAGCTAAAGAAAGAGAGTTTGCTACTCAGCAAGGTGACAAAAAGAAAAAGCGTACTGCTGTTACTTCTGGTAAGAAAGTTAAAATTATAGTTGAGAGTCGTGAGGGTGATGATGCACCAATAGACCAGTTTATCGGGTATCAGTCTATGGAGACAGGAGCTAAAGAAAATATCTTAATTATGTTTGGAGAAGAGATAGATGTATCTGAAGCTATGTATGAACATATTAAAAGTATTAAGTTTGGAGAAAAGAAATCTAAACTAGTTCTTGATGAAGATGGTATTCCTCAAAAAGTTTGGTATACAAAAAAGAAAACTAGATTTATTGTAAGTAAGGTTTAGTGATTATAGTCTCATCTTAGGATGGGATTATTAAACATTAACTTGGAGGTGTTTTATGGCTTTTGGAACGGAATTTTTAAGTAATTTAGGTAGCAATGCATTAAGTTTTGCACAACAAAATCCTGCTTTAACTGGTGGGCTATTAGGTGCTGGTGCAGGTTATCTAGCTGATGGTAAACAAGGTGCTTTTCTTGGTGGTGCTGGTGGTGCTGCATTAGGCTATGGTGCTGGTAGAGGATTGTTTGATGGTGGTGGTGAAGAATTTGGCTTTGGAGATGATTTATTTACTCTAGGTGCAGATGGACAAAGAATTCCAAAAGGAACTGGTAATCAACCTTTTCAGATTGGTGGTGCAGGACTTAAAGAATTAGGTGCTGTAACTAGTGGAGCTAGTGATATATATTCAACTCTCAAAGAATCAGAACAAGCTAAAGATTTAATCAATCTACAAAAGCAAACTATAAACCAAGGTCTTCTTAGACAGAGAGAAGCTGACGAAAGAAGAGAAGAAACTCAGAGAGCTGCTTCAGCAGGTTTTGGTAATTACTATTACGCATAAGGAGATATAATGCCATTTAATTATAATATAGATGCACCTTCAGCAAATGTTGGAGGACTTGGAAACTTAGTTAAACAAGCTTCTAGGTCTCCTTTAGATGCTCTTGGTAAGACAATGACTGAATTAGATACTATTGCTACACAGAGAGGTAAAGAACAATACTCTACTGGATTGTCTGCTTTGTTATCTGAAGCTAAAACATCTCAAGACTTAGCTGCTATAAATGTAGACCCAAGTAGAATCACTCCTGAGTTAAGTAAACTATATGAAAGTAAACAATCTCAGTTTGCAAATCTTGATAGACTAGCACAACAAGAAAAAAAGTTTATATATGGTAAAGAAAGAGATATTATTGCAGACCAATTTAAAGGAGCTGAGTTTACTCAAGCCCAAGATATAGCTGAACAAATTCAAGAAAATAAAGACAGACAATTTGGACTAGATAAAATTAGACAAAAAAGAGTTCTTGAGAATACATCATTTAATAATATGTTGGCTATGAAAAAGTTTGATGAGATTAAGAAACAAAATGAACTTGGCAATGCTCTTGAAAAACTAAAAATTACTGGTAAGCAAAAAGTTCCTAAGCAGTCTATTGTGGATGTAGCTATTGAGAAAGAACAAGGTAAAGAGATAGCTAAACTAACTACTCAAACTCATGATGAAGCAACCAAAGTTGTCACTAGAGGAATGAGTCAAGATAATTGGTTACTAAAGACTCAGCCTAGTGCAGACCAAGTAAGAGTATTTAGTTCAGGTCAGAATGTATATTTATCAGACCCAACTATTCCTCCTCAAGATAAAAGATTATATCAAGGTATGTCTGATAAACAGAAAGTAAATTTTATATATGCAAGACAAGGATTGTCCGCTAAACAAAAAGGTGGACTTACTCAGTTGTTACAACCTAACATCTTTGGTGCATCAGATATTACATTAGAACAATTAAATAGACAATAAGGAAATACAATGACTGCTTCTGAATTCCTAGAGAAAGAGGGAGCTTCTGACGACTCCCTAAATCCTAAAGACTTCTTAGGACTCCCTAGAAAACTTACCGCACAAGAATTTACTACACTTGAAGAACAAAAAGAAAAGGGTTTTGCTCAAGACCTATTTGAAGGTGTTGGATATAATATTTCTCGTCTTGCTAATACTGCTGCTGACTTTATGGAAGAAGAACTTGGACTAAGTGCAGTACAAGGTGAATTTGAAAAAAAGACTAGAGCATTTCAAAAAGACTTTGAACGTAGACAAGAAATAGAACAGCAAGGTATTGTTGGGGGTAATATAACTCCCGGTAAAATTGCTGCTGAGATGTTTACATATGGTGCTCCACTAGCAAGACTTGGAGTAGTAGGAACTGGATTGTCTGCTATACCAAAAACTGCTGCTGCATGGGGAGCTGCTGATGCTGCTATCTCTGCTTCACTTGGATATGATAGAGCAAGAATAGAAGATGATGCATTACTAGCTGGATTGTTTGGTGGTGGAGTAGGTGTTGGTGCTAGACTATTATCTAAAACTGCCCCTAAACCTCAACCACAGTTCTCTAAAGCAGAACAACCTGAAGTAACTATAGATGGTCATTTCTTTCCTGATGAAGAGATAGAAGTTATAAAAGCAGTTGATGAAGCTATTGAGACTGCTAGACCTTCTACCAGAGATGTAGAAGTATCTGAAGAAGTATTAAAAGAGAGTATAGCCAAACCTAATAAAGAACAACATGACATACTACTTAGAGGTGAAGGTAAAGAGTTTGACTTGCTTATAGAAAAGAAAGTATCTCAAGAAGTTGGATTGGGTAAATTAGAGAAAGATGAAGCAGGAGTTCTTACTGAAGAAGCTAGAGCTAGATTCAAAGAGTTTAAAGATACTGTAAATACAATCCTAGAAGACCCTAAAGCTAAAGAGGTGTATAGACAACAGTTCTTAAATGAGACTAAACAAATAAGAGTTACTAAAGAGAAGCTTATTAAAGAGCCTACACAAGAAGAAGTAGTTGCTGGACAGGTCAAAGCTCAAGAAGCAGAAATAAAGAGACAGGAGATAGCTAAGAAAGCTTCTAAGGAGATAAGAGAAGTAATTGAAACTAAAGCTCCTAAGATTAAACGTAAAAAGACTCAAGCAGAAATTAAAACTGAGAAAGCTATCAAGACTATAAAAGAATCTGATAGTACAGAATTTAAAATAGCTGATAAACCTACTGATATAATTAAAGCAGGTAAAGATGAAATAACTGTAGGAGTAGATGAAGCCACTATGACTACCAAGAGAGCTTATAGAGGAGAGTCTATAATTCCTGAAAGAGTTAGTGCTAAAGAATATAAATTTGCTAAAGACAGAAAAGCTGAAATAGCCAAAAGAAAAGATAAAGCAGAAGCGAAGAGCATTAGAATAGCTAGAGAGAACAGAGAGTTTGCATATAATAATGGTCTTGCATTTAAGAAGTCTAATCCAAATGCTACTATTAGACAAATGGAAGCAAGGGCTAATGCTGAAATAAAACTAATGCCTAAAGGTATAGATAAAAAAGCATTAAGACAAGAGTTCATCAGAGGTATGCAACAAGGAATTCCAGAACCTAAGATTAAGTCTAAAGAAACTATTAAGGCTAAGCCTAAGAAAGACAAAGTAACTACTATCAAAGAAACTAAAGTTCCTGAACACAGCAAAGAGATACATGCTAAGATTTCTGAGAAGATAGGTGATACTAAAGTTATTATCAGAGAAGGCCTAAAGAATGCCAAGGGAGAAAAAGCCAAAGGCTTTTACGACCCTGATACTGATACTATCTTTATAGATGCTAGTGCAGTTGATACACATGCTCCAATGCACGAGATGATACATGCTGTTATTCATAAAGCTATTAGAAAAGATAAGAAGTTAGCTTCTGAGTTCCAAGAGCTTATGGACGAAATGATTAATGTAGCTAAAAAGAAAGATGGATATTGGACTAGAGACTTAGATGAATTTATAGCAGAAGGATTATCTAATCTTAAAGTTATTACATTCTTAAAGAATGCTCCATATAAGAATACTTCTATGTGGGATAAGTTTAAAAATCTAATTGCTAAAACTCTTGGTTTTGACATAAGTGCATTTGGTAAACTAAATAGATTGTTTGAAGAAACAATAAATGTCTCTCCTAAAAATAAGATTATGAAAGAAGTAGATAAGCTTGATGGTATACTAAGAACAAAAGTAGAGAAGTCTACGACTTCTCTACTTAATAGACTAGGTATTAGTAAAGAAGGTGAATCTATTACTAATTGGAGAGCTTCCTATGAAACAGAAGGAGCTTTTAAAACACATGAGTCTATTCACTCTAAAACTAGAGATGCTTTAAACCAAGCAGCGTTAGCAGGTAAGCAAACTAAGAGTCTAATCAAAAGAGCCTTAGAAGAGTTTGGTCATAAGTTAAATGGTAAGTTTGATAAAGCATTTGCTGTACATGTAATGGATACTGACTATTCATCTATTAGAGAAATCTCTTCTATGAAACAAGCCAACAAGTTTTTAAAAGATAATGCTGATATATATAATAAAGCTAAACAATATATCAATCAGACTTCTTTAGGGCTTAGAGATAAAGGTGCAATGAATCATGTGAACTTTACTAATAATGGTTATGCTATTGCTCTAAGAGCTGGTATAGATGTTAAAAATGCAAGTGTTATAGATAAGCTTATAAGTGTCAAGTCTATGAATTCAGAAGATTGGAGATTTATAGAATCTAATGCTGGTAAAGAACACTTTGATACTATGCTAAATATTCTTGATAGAACTAGAGCACAGTCTTTTGATATATTTAAAGTTAGTCCTCATAATAGAATAAAAGGATATTCTTCAGAGATATATGATTCTATCTACAGATATAATATGGTTAATGGTAAGTTGGTTAGGTCTGTAGATATAGAACCATCTATAGTTCAAGGAGCCTTACCTCAAGCATTAGATAAAGCTAGAACTGGTGAAGTAATACAGTTTCCAGAAGATATGCCAGTTCGTATTAGAGAGGACTATGCATTGTCTCAAGGTCTTGGTATTATCTTAGATGCATCTTCTAATCCGGTTGCTATGAGAAGAGTAGCATCAGAAGCTCAGAGAGTAAAGATGGGTAAACAAGTATATGCTTCTGATGTAATGTCTCTTACTTATGAGAACAGTATTAGAAAGCTTACTCAAAGAGATGGTGTAGTTCAAGAGATAAAAAATCTAGCTGAAGAAACAAATGATTTATTCTCTACTATACCAACTAAAGGTATGGTAAAACTTTCTGATGCTGAATTACATTTACTACCTAAAGAAGTTCAAGCATATGTTCAGTATGTTAATCCAAGTTTCAAACATATGTTAGTTGGTAATAAGCAGATACAAGTATTTAAAAGTGGAATACTTGGAATTACTGAGAAATTAATGAAAGATACTGTTCTTCACTTCAAAGAAAATGTTGTACTAAAGAATCCTGCTTCATGGGCTAATAATCTAGCATTTGCTTTCTTCATGAATGCACAAGCAGGGATAAGTCCATCTAGAAGCTTTAAACTAATGAAGAAAGGTCTTAAAGAGAAATCTCGTTCTGCTGAGTTACTTAGAAAGGCATACAAACTAGAGATTGCTAAGAAGTCTAATACTGCTGAGTACAAAGCAATTATGAAAGAACTTAATAGTAATTTCTACTACAACCTAGATAGACAAGGTATGGGTGTTACGGTAATGTCAAATATACTTGATACTCCTACTAGAAGCCATAGACTTACTGACAAAGCTTTAAGACTTGCTACTAATAAGATATTTGGTAAAGAGATAGGAGATAAGATAACTACTGTTGCTTCTAATATTTATATATCACCTCAAGCTAAAACAGGACAAATGGCTATGAGACTATTTGGTGATATAGATGCTATGGGAAGATATGCTATGGCTGTAGATGATTTTGCTAAACATGGAAATATGGACAAAGCAATTAAGAAGTCTAATAGTGTATATGGAGATTTGGATATGATAGCTCCTATGTGGTCACAAGCTATTCAGCAGTATGGTTTCATTCCATTTAGTAACTGGTTCTTTAGAGTGTCTGGTGGTATGACTAAGAATACTAGAGAGAATATCACTAAAGCTCTAGGAGTGTTTGCATTGCTTGAAGGTATGGCATACATATCTGACAAGAGAACTGACTCTATGAACCCTTTAAAGACTCTTGTATCAACTCCTGTAGATATGTTTATTATGAGTCCTTATAATAAGACTGAGAATTATTTTAAATCAGTAGTTAGTCCAGCTATATATAAGAAAGCTATTAGAGCAGCAGAGCAAGGAGACCCTGTTAGTATTGCAATTACAAACGACTTCTAAGTCGTTTGTTTCTCTATTTCTAGGTTATCTACTTTTTTTATTTCATTAAGTATATTCTCTGTGAGCCTAATTACTCTAGTGTAGTAGTTCATTTTTTGAACATCTTCATTTGTTCTATCTTTCCAGCATTGCCCACAGAAGTTATCAAATACTTCTTTTATTACTTCTAGTTTCCAGTTAAGATAACCTCTATATGACATATCTATTTGGTTATACATTACCTCTCTTCTAGGTAGATTCATAAGTATATAGTCTGGTACTATCTTAGCATTTGCTTCTACTTCAAATCCATGTAATGTCATTCTTGTTCCTTGTTTGCTATTTCAACTATTCTTTCACTCATGTCTTGAAATATATCATTAAGATATTCTTCTCCATATTCATTCCATAATCTATTAACTTCCTCTTCGTTACATTCATTATAATTTGTCATGTTTTCAATAAAATCTTCTTTTAGTTCATCAATTAAATTGCTCATTTCTCTCTCCTATAAATTCATAGATTGGTCTGTATAACCTACTTGTTCTTTATGTTCTACAACAGTTACTTTATTCTTAGATAACCATTTGTTTATCATAGACTGTTCTTTCTCTTTACTACACTGTGGTATCTCTTTCTGTTTTCTTTTCTTTATAGGAGCTTCCATAGTGTCTAGGTCTACTACTTGAAACTTAACAGTTACTTTATTATGTTTAGCTCCATCAGTACCTATTTGTTGATATTTATTTTTATTTACTTTCTTCTTATAAACTTTTGGCTTTCTAGTATGTTCTCTACAAGATTTAATTCTATTATTTAATTCTGATGTTACTTGAAGAGTATTATTATCTTCTTTTATTTGTATATTACTTCTTTTATTTGAGCATTTACTACAATAGTTAGTTTTTCTTTTTATAGTTACTTCTCTTATACTTGGACAAGTTGGACAGAAGTACCAGTATCTTACAAGGTCTTTATAATGTTTTCTTGTTGAACCTTTTCTTTCTATACCATTATGTTTTATAGAGCACTTTAAACATCTTAATGCTTTAGCATCTCTTTTAAATACAGATGTTTTTATATCTCCACAGTCTATACATGTACGAGTATATAGTTTAGCTGCTTGTCTAGGTCTACCCTTCTTATTTTTATAGCTACACCTTCTACATAATGTACCTCTAGGTTTATTTTTGATGAATCTTTCTTCATTACATTGATGACATACTACTTTGAACATAATTCTTCAATGTAATATCTTCCTATTAGATATGCATCTGCTTTACCAGAGTTAGTAACTAATGGAGTAAATCTTTTAGCTAATTCAGTAGCAGCTTTTTTAGGTGTATTAATAAGGTCAAAGTGTGCTTTCCAAGCTCTAGGTCTAACTAGAATAGTTTCGTCTCCGTAGGTAGCTGCAAATGCTTGTAATGCACCATAGTTCATTCCAAAATTAAACATGGAGACATTACCATTACCCGGCATTGCACTTACAGATTCTATAACAACTATTTCAGGAGATACATTAAGAAAGATTCTGTCTAGTTCTTTAAAGTCTAGTTTCTTTTTCTTTCTTTTTTTATAGTCTATAAACTCTATGGTTGGCATTTTAAATATTTCTATACATTTACCATCTTCAAACCAAGCTAATGCTCCTGTAATGCCTACATCAATAGAGAGAATTCTTGTTCTTTTAAATATCCTTGCCATCATCTTGTCCTTTAATGAATTTGTATGCTGCTTTAAATAAGTCTACTCTTCTTTTCTTCTCCATCATTAGTCTATCATCTATCCATAAAGTCCAGAAATTTGTTATGTTATCTTTTACTATTACAAATTTTTTCAAGTTATTCCTTTTTTTTTCTTTGCGTTACTAAGAGCCATTCTAATTCTATCTTTTTCATTTTGACAATATTGACAAGTGTATAAATAATACTTACCATTAAAAGCAAACTCATTAAGCTTTTTAGTTTTCTCACATCCCTTACATTTTCTCTTAATCCAGTATGCTTTAAAAGACTTTATCATTTTTTTTATTTTTGCATGATTATTTTTTTTCTTCTTTGTATAAGCAATTCTTTTATTCATATATTACCTTATATAAACCCTCATCTCAGAACACATAGTGTTCTGAGTGAGAGTTCTTACTTTCTCAACAAACGTCTTGTTGTATCTTCATAACTCTTTATACATCTTTTACCAAAGTTAAAATCTCTCTTTAGTTTAAAATGCTTTTTATTCATTTTTCTAAATTCTTCTGCATTATGCTTATCACACTCTGCTTCAATAATTAGAAAATCAGTTTTATGACAACTCATCAATCATATCCTTGACTTCTTGGATTCTGTTATGTATAAGCTGAATAGCCTGATTCTTTTTATTCTCATCAACACACAGCAGTAACCTCTTCGTTGAAACTTCGTATATATAAATCAGGCTACGAAGAGGTCTTATAAATAAATCTATACCATCTAAAGTAAATAATTTAGCTCCAGATTTTGGTACAGATATTTCACAAATAGTTAAATAACTATATTTATCAGTCACTAAAACCCTGCATTAGCTGTGGTTGTATTACCACTTGTATTTTGATTAGCTGTACTTGTACTGTCTTTAGATTTATTTCTTTTATCCTTTTCAGGATTCTTAGAAATATACTCTAAGAACTTTGCTTTGTTCTCAGCAGGTTTAGAGTTCATCTTTTCACTACCAAACAAATCAGTAGTTGGGTCATAGAAATGTTCTACAATAGGCTTAACAACAAAGTTAGCTTCATCATTATACTTATCTTCTTTTGTCATTTGAACACAGATTCCAATAGGTTTCTCAATCCAAGATACTACAACATCTTTATTTACTAAAGCATCTTGTTTAGCTTCATAGTCATATTCCTGAATTTGTTTAGGTTCAGAATCAGGTAAACCAAAGACATTGTTAATTAGAAAGTTAAGATTTTTAATCTTAGTGAATCCTGGAAGATTTATTTCATCTCCAGACTTTTTATCGGTATAAGTAGTTTTATTACCCTTAGCAGTTCCAGATTGAATCCATTCTGTGATATATGTCTTGTTACCATCTGCATCCTCCAACTCAAGAGTAATACCTATTGCACCACTATCTGCTACATTTACTTTAGCCATCTTTATGATAGCTGTATAGCATCCTGATGTATCATATCTACTTCCACCAGAAGATACTCTTTCTTCTTGGTCAGCACCCTGACTAGTGTTGTTAGCAATATTACCTAATATTCCTGTCATACATATCCTTTTCTAGTTCTTTCAATCAACGAATCGTATCTTTATATTATTGGTGGTATGCTTTTACTGCATCATGGAATAATGTAATATCATTTGGTATCCATGTTTCAATCATATCAAAAGGAGTCTTAGCAGATACTCCAACATATCCTTTAGTCTTATTAGTTAAATATAAATACTCTGGCATACCATCTGCATCTGGTTTGACTATATTGTAAAGAACATAAGTGAAGTGACCTTCTAATCCTCCTCCTTTTAAACTACCTTGTATTCTTGAAAAAGTTTTATTTACCATTTCTTTATCATCATATATATCTTGTGCATGAGCAAGGAATATATAATTGATTCTACTTCTCTTAGCCATATTAATAATTTTAAGGATATATGATTTATAATCTCCCCATGCTTTCATACCATTACTAGAGTTCTCTATATGCTCTGTATAGAACATATCTCCTAAAAAGGTAATTGTATCTATTACACAGTATTCTATACTCTCATCACTCTCTATCTGCTCCATACCATTAATTAATTGCTGAGTGCTATCAAGACTAATGTTCTTATTTAATTCAGCATGTTTAAAAGGTATTGGCTTAGAATCTACATTTACATAACATACTTTAGATAAATCTAAATTTCTTAGTGCTGAAGTTTTTCCACAACCTGAATCGGCACAACAGAGAACTGTCATATCTACTTTATCATTCATTGTATATCTCCTCTAAAATCAATATCAGGTAAAATTGTTTGCGGTTTAAATATCACTCTATAATGATATGCATTTACACTTTTTGGTTCTAATTGTTCAGCAAAATAAGTTACATTATCAGATAAGCCAAGATAATGTTTTTTATAGCTATCTTCTCCCGTTTTACAAATTACTGCTACTCTTCTTGAGTTTGGTTCTAAAGAACACTTACCATTTATAGTAAGCATATACTCGCTCGTTATTCCATTGTAAAAAACAATTCTTCTATCAACCTCAAACATATCAGATGCTTTTGAAATATTCTCTGACACTATTCTTGCATCAGTACATCCACTTAAAAACATAGTTATAGCAATTGTAATTGTTATAATTGTTTTATTTATAATTCTATTACTCATTCTTCTTCTCCTATTTGATTTAACTTCTTAGCTACTGATTTCATTACAGTTCCCCATATTTCTTTATCAGAAATTTTATCAGTTAATGTTGCATTCATTTTGAATACTTTTTCTTCTATTGTATCTATATCTAATCCAGCATCAGCTAACATAAAAGCATATCTAGCTAGATGATTATTTCTACTCCCTTTTATAGCATTTAAAGCAAACCATCTTTCTAGTTCATCAAGATTAGATAAGTCTGCTATTACTTTTTTCTTTTCTTCCGCTTTAGTTGTATTAGGAATGAAGTCTATACTCTCTATATGCTTACCATCATTTTCAAAGATAAGAGCATCTGGATTGCCAAAATAGAACCTAGCAGCATCTACACATTTTCTATCTACTTCAAATGGTATCCAGTTCATAATGTTTTTTATAAACTCTGTAAATTCTTCTCCATCCATAGATAGTGTTCTGTCCAGTGGCATTACGATTCTAAATCTATCTGCTATATCTCCATTCTTTTCTTTTCTATGACTTCTAGTTGTTCCTATAGTATATTTATACTCTCCTAAGAGTGCCATAGCCATCTGTAAAGATACATTTTCATCTATATCAAGAATTATTATATTGAAGTCTGGTTTTGCATTCTCAATGTTTCTATAACCTTCTTTAAAGTGATGTGCTGAATAGTTGAATGAAGACTTTAAAATATTTTTTATATCATCAAACTTACCTAGTCTATTATCATAATTCTCAGTTATCTCCGTAGATAAACTTAGGATAGTATTTGTTCCATCATATCCTTTTAATTGCTGTGCAGATATGAATTCTATTCCATCTATAATATTTCTTTTAATTACTGCATTGTTTTTATATGCATATGCTGTAGCAAGAACTAGCATTTCTTCTTTTTGTTGTTTAGATGTGGATGAATAGAAATGTAGTTGTTCAACTAAGTCTGCTTGTGTAATATTTTTTTCTTGGTCTAATATAAAATCAAGTAATCTAACATGATTTGCTGGTCTATTCATAATGTTCTTAAATGCTATTCCACTTTCTTCTGCTACTGCTATTGCATCAGTTACATCTTCTTCTGAGATACTATCTCTATCATCTATGAAACATAATATACCTGCTAGTTTAACAACTTTCCAGTATCTATGAGATATTTCTGCTCTTTCTATTTCCTGATGTCTTTTAAAGCTCTTAGCTCTTTTGATACAATCTTTTTCATAGTCTATAATTATTGTTGCTACTTCATCTATAATAGATAAAACTTTACCTTGGTATCTCTTATCAGCAAATTTAGCAAAGTATAGTTTCACTTCATCCATATTAGCTGCTACAGACATATCTCTCATTGCTGCTAGTTTATCTTGCGTAGATATTTCTATGGCTTCTACTTCATCACTTAGATAACCAAAGAACATTCTACGAGCATATCCTTGAGCTAGTAAGTCTATAAATATCTTTTCTGCTTTACCTCCATTTAAAAGTCTTGCAGGTGTACCAAAGAAGAATGCATTAGCTGGTACTTTTAAAGACTCGCTATTACTATCTACTTTAATTAGCTTCTGTTTGGCTTTACCTATGTCATATGCTTCTAGGAATAATGCTAAGACTTCAGATACTCTTTCTATATTTAATGCTATTTCATCTATCTCTAAATTAGTAGCACCAAGTTCAATCATAGATAGTTTTACTCTTTTAGCCTTTACACCCTCTATAGTAGCATCAGAGAAGCTATAAAGATGTTTAGGTAGCCTATTCCATTCTTTTAATACTTCTGCTAGTTCTATAGGCTCTGAAGTACCATTAGTGATAGCTCTTTGTTCTGCTAAGAAATGTAATCTATCATCAGATACTTCAGGAGCTAATTGTTTCATAAATCTTTCTTCAAACATTCCTGTAATGTTTTCTTCAAGAAGATTTGTAATCTTACCTTTACCAACTCCTGAACTAGCTAACATCATTCCATAAAAGTTTACAGGTATAAGAGTTCCATCCATATAATGCACTTTAACTCTCATATTAGCACTAAGCTGTGCCATCTTATTCATAATCATCATTACTGTAAAATGTGTATCACTTTCTGGAAGTTTAGATTTTACTATGCTGATTATTTCATTTAGTTTCTTATTCTTTAAACTCAACTATATCTCCTTTAAATAAATTTACTGCTCTCTTTATAAATATCTTTTCAAATACATTTATTTCAAGACTATCTATTACTTCAATGTATGTAGTTCTAAAACATTTTATTATCATCCTCTTCTTTAAATCATTTCCATTGAATAGATTAAGCTCAGGAGGAAATAGTTTATTATTTAGTATTAGTCGTTCCATTAGTATTTATTCCAATTAGGAGAACCTATCTCTTTTAGTATTCTTCTTACTAACATACGATTAACTCCTTTTGAATTATATGGAAAACTAACATGCTTATCATTTTTGTTTATATATTTTCTATGTGAAGATTTAATTTTAGTAGTACATGGTTTATATTCACATGCTTTGATTTCTTTAATTAGTTTTCGTACACATACTGACATCACCATATCCTTTTATTTCCTGTAAATACATATATCTTATACATTGCACGGCTCATAGCTACACTCAGAAGCCTTAGATATGTATTTAGGTCTATTGGGTTGTTAAATTGATTTCTAGGCTTTGTATGACTTGTAATGAAGTCTCTAGCATCTATATATACAATAGGATAACTTTTTCCTTGCACTTTGTAAGTCGTTAGAGCATTGAAGCCAAGATTCTTATATCTATCTATTATTACATTTTGATAAGCAGTTACAATATAATCATCTTGTTCTATATCTATTAGATTCTGAAATACTTTATGGTCATCTACTATTTCAAGATGACTTCCTATATGGTCTTTTATTTTAGGATAAGATTGTGTTTCTACACAATTATCTAAATGATTTACTAATAGTTTCAAATGTTCTGATTTAGCTCTCATATTTTGAGTAAGTTCTACAAATGGATAATCCATAAGATTTACTGTGATGCCTACAGTTAGTTGGTTAGAATCTCCTACGAGTATTACTTTATTTGGAAGAGCATTTAGTATTCTCATAATTTTTACTTGTAACATAGATGCTTCATCTATAAGAATTATATGATGGGGTCTTAGTTTAGGATAATTATTTACTATTTCACAACGTATTCCTAATCCAAGATATTTATGAATAGTTATTCCATCTATTACTTTAGCAGCTTCATTAGTAGTTGCAGTTAATTGTATGTTTTGTAAACCATGATATAGTTTATCTATCAGCCAAGATTTGCCTGTACCTGCTCCACCTGATATAGATATAACCTTTTCAGTAGAATCTAGAAACTTTTCTATTTTGTTATAAGCTCTTTGTTGGTCTTTATTCAACTGTTCCTCCAAATCCTATATCAGTATCAGAAGAGGCAATTGCCTCTTCTGATACATTCATAAATTCTAAGTC